ATAGGCTACCAACAAACGAACAGCTACGGGAATTGCAACTAGAACGCTATCAGCGAATGATGCAGACCCCGAGAAATGATAAACATAAAAGTTTTTTAAGGAAAGAAATAAAACAGTTAAAAAAATGAACGAGCAAATTAAGCAAGCCGCTACGGCACACTCCCAAAAGTTCGACACCGACTATCAAGAACACGCATTTGATGATTTTGTAGACGGCGCAAATTACGTCCTCAACACTTACTACTATCCTCTAATTGAGGCAGTAGAAAAACTAAGGGATAGTAAAGAACACGATAAACATTGGGCAAGAGTGGAGACAATAATTTTAAATGGTAAAAAATTACAAAATGAATAATAAAGAATTAACCCCCACAATAGCCGAGATGAGCGAAGTAGTGGCGAAGTATATGGGATGGGAAAATCATAGAAACTATGATAAATGTTATTTTTTTGATGGTGAAAATATTATTAATTTTCATTCTTGGAAAAGGCTTCACGAAGTTTGGGAGAAGGTGAAGAAGGAAATAATATATATAAGAGAGGCAGATGAATACTACTTAGAATGTTCATATCAAATTTCGGAAGGCACTCCCTTAGAAACCCTTACAGCCCTATATGATGCAATAATATTTATTCAACAATTAAAACAAGAAAATGCAAACAATGCAAACAAAGACATTTAGTGTGAAGGATGGTTCTGTTATCTTTTGCATCATCTACCCCAAAGGTAAACGACCCGACTTAGGGTATCCAGTTAACAATAAAAAAGAAGAAAAATGACAATATGGTTTAGTAAAATAAATAACGGAGTAAGAAAATATTGCAGTAAGTCAATATCAATTAATTACCACCTACAACATTGGAAGTTATTTAGCATTTATACTAATGGTGCTATAAAAGGTAATAAACAACACACTTGCTTTGATTTGAATATTCAAGTATTAGGTATATTCTTTTCATATACAAATTGGGATTATAATAATAATTAAAAATTATAACAAATGAACGCCCCTAACACACCTAACAAACACGCCCAACTTCCCGAAAACTTGATAGTAGTTGACAGGGGATGGTTGGAGGCTAAAATACGGGTATGGGAAGATTATTGGGAAAAAGCAGACGGCAAAAAATATTAATTATGAGCAACTTAAATTTAATGGTAGGGGATTGGGTGAATAGACTTTGTGGTGAAAGATTTAAAGTAACCGCCGAATACTTAGTGTATATTTCTGATTACCCCGAAAGACTTCCTACTCCTATCCCTATTACGCCCGAGGTTATGGGGAAGATTGAAAGTATTTCTAAAAATGAAAATAGAGGTAGTAGATACGGTTTTTTAGATGGTTATTACAATATTGACAGAGATACTGATTTAGTTGCTATTTTTGAAGATGATGGTTTATTATACATTTATACTTACGAATATTCACACGAGCAATTTCAATTAGTTTGTACTTTCCAATACCTCCACCAACTCCAGCAACTAATACGATTATTTACAGGCAAAGAAATAGAAGTAAAATGATACCGTATATATATTTTAAAAGAGTAAAAAAAGGACAAAATCAGCCATATTTACTCAGGGTGTCAAGACATTTTCATCGCCTCAAACGAGTAGTGAAGGGTAGGCATTGGGTGAAATATAAACATTACCACCCAATAACGCATTACAAGAACAAGCATCTATTTACAACTTATAGGGGTAATGTAGGGAACTACCCGTTTTAAACATAACACATTATGACAATCGAACAACAAGCAGAAGCGATAGTAGATAAGTATAAAAACTTATTAAAGACATCAGATTTACAAACTTGCTACACGGGAGATTTAGATAATGAAACAAGGATAACTGCCATCCAATGCGCTATCACAGAAGTAGAGGCGATAATAGAAGCATTAGACACAGTTGGTTATTTTGGAGAAGATTATAGGGCTATTCTCGAACACTTAAAACAAATGTAAAATAATAGAGTAAAATTATGAAATTAAAAACAATAGCAGACGCAATAAATGAAATGTCGGATAGATTATCAAAATCTATTTGCGAAAGAAATTATTTCAATCAAAAAGATATTGCCACTATAATTAAGATAGGGGTATCTACTGATATTGAGCAATACATTAATAGCATAAGTAATGAACTAAAAGAAGAACGTGACTTGATGGCTGCTCAATATAATTCAGCACAAACGCCTTTGTGGAAGAGAAAAGAATTGCAAAATAAGTTACTTGAAAATAAATCTTTAGTAAAAAAATCAAACATTTTAATTGCAGATTTGCGAAAAAATAATGAATATCAAAATTTAAAATCGTACCTTAGAGAAAACGGACATTCTTATATTTTAGAACAATTTTATGAGGAAGAAAATAAAACTACAACGCCCTGACTATCATCTTAGGCAGCAATGTGGGGTTAAAGAATTGAAAGCAATTTCATTTTTAAATAAGATAATAAAAAATTATAAACGTATGTTAAATTTAGAAAAATTATGAGTTACAGTAAAGAAGATGCAGAAAAGTACGATGCTATGTTTTTGCAAATTAAAAAAAATGCAAGTAGAGGAAACAAATAACCCTATCGTATTTTATTTTAAAACTTATAAACAAGATTGATTATGAAACGAGAAAGCGGATGGTATTGGGTGAAAAACTATTGGATGCCTCATGCCTATCCTAGATATTATAGTGCAAATAGTAAGTTATGGTATAGTAATATAGAATTTTTACCAGATAGTTTTTGGGAGATAATATATCCCGAAAGAATTAAATCACCAGAAGAAAAGTAAAGTTATGACATTTGCGCACGGATTTATGATAAATATTACATTGTGCTATTATAGGAAAGAATTATATGAAGCGGTAATTGTAGTTATTGATAAAATGCTTATTAGGCTAAAACCCCAACTGTAAACGAGGATAATACTGTAAGATAATAGCCTTTAGTTTGTCAATTGGTATAGCCGCATCATTTGGCTTTGTGCTTGTATTGGTGCTATCATTAACTGCCAACCACGAGGCTATTTTACCACCTTTTATTTCAATCTTAAAATAGTAGTCACCTATGAATATATTATGGTACTTCTTAGGATGCGAAAGGCTTATAAGAACCCCAGTGTAAACGTGAATACTATCTATTGTAGCAGCATCATCAAGAACGCCTTTTTCAGTAAACGCCCATTGATGCTGATTTTCAAAACCATCTTGGAAGCTAGTATTTGAGCAGAAGTACATTGTTTCTTTCGCCGCTATTGGGTCGAATGCCATAGCCTCAAAAGGTACGATATGACCGACATTTATCTTATGTGCAGGGTTTTCTTTGTTGTAAGAATTATAATCTGTCTGAGATACTATTTGAAAGCGTTTAGGCACCAAAGGGTCTTGCGTAAATGATGCACAAGTTTTTCTATCTACTTTAGCACTTGTTTTTAAAGCGTTATAGTGCGCCGTTGTTTGCCAATAGTCGTTCAAAATCCCTTGACAAAATACCGTATCAAATTGCACCGTATAGTACTTATGGTTAAGTTGTATTGTATGTTGCCCCCACGACCATAACGTTGATGCCACCAAGATGGTAAACAGAACCAACGACTTAGGCGTATGCTTAAACACTTTGCCTATAATTGCTTTTAATTTTATTACCTTGTTTACTCGTACGGTTACTCTTTCTGATTCTCCGTCTTTAAATAGTTTTTTCATAATTACAAAGATAGTTTATATTTGCCCCAACAGTACTTGGCAGCTTACCATTAGAACAGCTTACTGGTCAAGTCTTTTATTTAAGCCGACTTGGTTTTACCCGTTTGGTCTTATCAAGCCGCAAAAAGTCCTCTGTTTTTTAACAGGGGCTTTTTTAATTACCCATATTTATGGGGAATCCCCCATATTATCACTTACAGCGTTTACTGTGAATATGAATAATTATAATTGCAAGAGATGTCAATTATTTTGCGCATTTTACTTGCCATATTTTAATAAGCATCTCGGATATTTTTCGAATAGTAACCATTTAATTATCAATTTTGATAGATATTTTGATAATGTATTAACAAAATTACTATTATTGGGTGATATTACGGCAACTTCATATAATTAGCAGCACGTTCTTTAGCTATCTTTTTATTGTCATCCTCAAACCACTGTTTAATCAAACTATCCTTTCTTATTCGTGACATTTTAATAGCCGTATCGTAACCTAATTCCATGCACTCCTTCATTAATTCAAGAAGCATAAACGTAGGATTATAACCTATCTTTTTTAATCGCTTTTCTGCTTTAGTCATAGTTGTATTTGTTTCAGTTACTAACTTTCTTCTTTTCCTCCGTAAACCAATCACGCTGCAAGTCCTCTAGTGTGGTGGTAGATATGCCCATTACAGACGTTGAATAGCCTAAACGCATAAAGTAGTCTAGTGCTGCTAGTATTTCTGGTGTTGGGGTTATATTGCGCTCGGAAAGGTATTGTTGGGATTTTGTCATAATTAAAAGCTATTTAGTATTTTTAAAATTTTATCCCGACCTACTGGGTTTTTAGAGTGAACGTAGAATTTAGGTTTAGTTTCCCAATATCTAACACGATAATATCTTCTTATCATAGAAGCACAATCTTCGCCGTTGCGTTCTATTTTAGGCTGTGCTTCTTGCCATTTTTTACTAACTTCGTAATCACTCCAATATTCTTTAGGTGTATAATGTGAATGGTGTAAATCGTGGTCGAAAGAAATAAAGTAAGGTAAACCGTTTTTAAATACCCATTCTTTCAACTCTTTATAATTTCTTACTATTACCCATTTTCTAAATAGGTATTTTAGCTTAAAAGTATATAAAAATACATCAAAGGGTCTTCTTACATCGTCTAATAATAGGTATGTTTTTTTTGTCATAATTCATTAACTTTCTTTAATAATGTACCAATTTCAATCAATGCATAATCAGACCATAGTCCTTTAGTATCAATAGGCTCATAGTAGTAAGTGCCTAAGTCGCTTATAAATATGCCTATTGGCTTGTTATTGCTTTTTACAAAGACTTTATAAATGCCGTCTGCTAGTAGTTCTATTCTTACCGTTTGTGTTTCGGTCATAATTTACAATTTAGTCAAATCAAAAAAATAATCTTCGTGGCTTACTGTTGCCGAATGCTTATCTATCACTTGTATTGAATAGCCGCTATATGAACCGTTATAGTTGTGGCTACTATGGAATGAAGGCGGCGCAAATGACATATAATTTCTATAATCAAACTTATTGCAACGCTTGTAGCCCAATTGGTGCAAGTCCCCTTTATCAACGTGAATAAACTTAGAATTAATGCCGTGATAGTCTATATAACTTCTAAAAAATTCTACTATCGCTGGGGTGAGGTCTAGCGATAGATTTTTAAGCCTTTGCTTTTCGTCTTTCCCGTGAGTGAGGATAAAACAATGGTCACCGTAAAAGAAATGCTCTACAAACTTATTGAGTATCTTAAAACCTATTTGCCCGTTTCCGTAAATTCTATCTAATACCATTTTGATAGTTTCATTCGCTATCCTTGCGAAGTCACCGCTATGGTTATCGTTTGACACATTACGGCATTCTATATTGTCGGAAACATTGGCAGCAATTAGCCTTTCGATTAGGTTTAGTTTTCCTGTAACAAAAGTTTTAAAAGCATCTACGTTAGACATATTTTGTGGCAAGTCGTGACCGCCTCTAGTCGTTAACCCGTTCCAACCGTCTAATCCGTCCCCTAAGTCATCAATAAATAAAGTATCAAATTTACCAAATTGATTATGCTTTGCAATAACAGAATTATAAACACTTTCTAAGTTTTGAAAGAATATATCCGCATTGTATTTGTAGTTGTAAATCCCGTATCCGTTGGGGTTTGGGTCTAATCCAACGTGAGCATCCGATATAGTTACTTTAAGGGCTTTTTGGCACGTCTCATTGGGGGTTATTGGTACTGTTATTCTAGTAGTAAGCCTTTCAGTTACTATGTCCTCAATTGACTTTAAAATGTCGCTTTCTTGGGTTTGTTCGCATTTAACAAATATTGAGGCATCTTTAGTTTTCCACCAGTAATGCGTTACCCTTTCTTTTGGAATCCCAGTTGTTTCACATTCTTCTGCAAGTGCTTGGTGCTTTTCTTCTCCTCGTTTCCCTTTATTAAAATCTTCTGGCAATGGTGGTATTCCCCCCTCTTTTCTTAATGCCGACACAATATTAGACACCGTTTGTCGTGTGCTTTTGAATTTGTCCGCAATTACTTGCAAATCTTCCGACTGATGCGTTAGATAATATTCCTTTATCTGTTCAGTCTTTGTTTTACTTTTTTCTTCGGCATTATTGGGCATACTTTTGTTTTAATTATCTTCAACGGTTCAAATCGTATGGGTGGGGTTGGCATTGTCGATAAGATTAGCCCATAATATTGCTACTATGAGCGTTAATGAAAATAGTATCGTGTAAACTGCTAACATGGTGTATTGTATAGTGTCCATTCAGCCCTACGGCGTGTTTCTAGCCCTTTAACGGGCAAGTGGTTAGAGTATATCCATTTGTCAAATTCTAGCTGTATAGACGGGTCTTTTGGGTTTGCGTTTACTTTCTTTAGTAATGTACTTTCGGATAAGTTACCTTCACCCAAATTGTAAGCAAAAGACACCAACGCACCGAACTGATTATCGTTTAATTGTGATGTGACTAAATGACTAACGGCTACTGCTTTTTGATTGACTTCAAAGGTTAAGTATTCGATTGCTTGTTGTTCTGTAATTGCTGGTTCTCCTACTTTTACTTTGTTGCCATTGGGGTAAGTTGTTGAACCGTATCCGATTGTGTCTATCGAGGGGGCATCTATACTGTCATGATAGGCAGTTGCTGAAAACCCTTCGAAGTGTTTTATTAAATCTATTGTTTGTTTGTTTACTTGTCTCATAACCTTACTTTTTTAAATCTTCATACCTTAACCCATTGTGATAAGAACGGTAATTTATATCGTCAAAAAATCCATTCATATCATGTTCTACTCCATCCTCTTGCCATCTTAATATTAATCCCACTTCGCACTCATTATCTATATCGTAGCGTATATCGTCAAGATTGAAGAAATACTGGCAACAAAAAGAAGCAATCCCCCCAATATCATCTCCTACCCATCCATCGAAATCTAAAACTTGCTTTCTAATGAATTTATTTAAGTATGCTATTGCTACTGATTCGTAGCGTTGTTTAAGTGTCATAACCTAGGTTTTACTATATACAATACCAACGCAATCACTATCGCTGCTAATAATAGCCAGAAATATAAGCACCATTCATTGCCTCTACTATGTTCTTTTGAAACTTGTAGTTGTTGAGTAGTGATTATTCCGTTTAATGTTGCTATCTGCTTGTTTAAATTCTCTATTTGCGATTTGCAAAGGGATAGTTGTTGGTTGTCGATAATGGTGTCACGGTCGTGTATGTGCGTTGTATTTGTGTGGGTTATTGTAGTGGTATCGTGTATGTAATTGCCTACTGTATCATGACAAGTAGCAATAGAGGTATCGTGCAAATAGGTTGTATCGCTCGAATGCGATATCACCTTATTATCGCAAGGGTGTAAGTTAGTGTAAACTTGCCCCACCGTATCAAATAGCGGTTCTTTAGTTAGCACTTTCTGTAACGCTGTACGGTCGGACATACAACCCGTTAAATGCCACATTATCAGTCCAAATAAAATGATAATTCCAATGTAACTATAACCTTTATCTGCTTTCATTTTTTCTCTTTTTAAAAGTACCCTCTATCGTTCTTGTGTTAGATAGAGGGCGTTAAATGTGTCTCGGACACTAGCCCCGTATGATTTAAGGGCGAACTTGGGGCAATGTAGCCGCAATCAGTTTACTGTGGCGTAGTGCCTCCTGTTACGTTACCGTCTTTAGCTGCAATCAAACCTGCTGCTACTAAAATAGTAGTTATAGCTGTTGCTACATCTGTTGTCACATATTGGGGATATAAAGTATGTGCCAACGTAGGCAATACTGCTAAAATCCCTGCTAATGTTGTCTTCCACGATTTAATCATTTCTTCTGTTTTAAATTATTATCAAATATTTTATAACCTATATACATAGACAAAACTACATAAATAAGTTTAATTATCCACATTATTTTTTACTAGCGTCTTTACGGATAGCTTGGTAGTAGTAAATTATGGCAAAAACGGATACAACACACCCTAATACAAATGAGATAATTTTCATAGTCCAATCGGCTACATTTGCCGATACTGCAAAAAAACCTAATCCCCCTATTAGTGTTGCAAATCCGTCTGCTGTCTGTTTAATGTGGTGTAACATAGTCTCTTAATGTGATTTTATTTGAATGTTAATTTTAAAAACGCCGCAACGAATTGTAAAAGCATCAACGCCGAACCATCCCAAGCCGTGTATTGTGCTGATGTCAAAGTATACTGATTTGATTTAACCCTCCTGCCATCATTAGCTATTAAAACATAGCTAACAGTTACTAAGGTGTCATTTTCACTTGAATAAGACTGATTTGAGCCAGTTATCCCAATAGCTGACAAGGTGTCTTTCTGTTCGGGGAAACCTTGCCTAAAATAGACTTCGTTTATTCTTGCGGCTGTGCAGCCTGTAATAGTCGTGTCTATTGTTTGAGCCATAACACTTAACGACCCTAATACTAATAATCCTAATAATAACTTCTTCATAATTGATTGATTTATAATCCGTATCTACTTTTTAATGCGTTAAAATTTTGAGCGACTTCTGTTGATGTTAATGCCCTATTATATAATTGGCAAACTGATATAAAACCATTATATCCTTGCGTAAGATCTCCCTTATCAGATGCTATTCTTGCATCAAGTCCGCTATTGGTTAGCGTGCTATTTGTTATAGTACCTGTTGCTTTTGAAACCCCATTAATATATACAGTAATAGCATTGGCGTTATTAGTTACACATATATTAGTCCAATTACTATTTAATATTGAAACACTTGTTTTTATTTGCGTTAAATTACCGGCATCATTACGTTGCACGAACCCTACTGTAAAACCATCAAAATTACTACCATTGTCTATTTTAAATATATCATTGCCGCTAGATGCCCTTTCACAATACATTGCACCACCCGAAGAAGCGGAATTTACATTTACCCATAAACAAACTGTTGAACTAGATAATGCGCTAATAATCTGTTTACCAAAAGAGGCATATTGATTTCCATTAAAAGTAAAGTAACCATTTTTTGAAGTATTAAATGTAGGGCTTGAAACTAAAGTAGTATTATTGCTCATTCCACTTATGTCATACCATAAACTCCCAATACCATTATAAGAATTTGAATTTTGAGCGGTAATGTTTGCTATCAATCCATTTGTTACAATTGGTGGGTATTGCCCGATTGCTCCTAAAAAGAATCGCATAGGCTGTGCGTTTGCAACGCCAATGAATAATAATAAAATAACTAAATATCTCATTTATTTACAATTTAATAACCAAACAGACGTAAATTTCGTGCCATCATAAAATATACATATTTCATCCCTCGAACTTGCTGTTGTAGTAAGTGAGGGTATTACTCCTGCTGGCGAAATAAAGTTAGTATAAGTGGTGATTGTACGACTTCCTGTGGCATCTTGATAAACATCTAAATGATAAGTTCGCCCTGCTACCGCATTGGATATTGTTAGCGTTCTGCCTGTGCCTGCAAGTGTTACCTGTGCATTGCATCCGTTACGAGCATCCCAAGTAATAGTTGCCCCGTCTGTAAGGGTAATGATGGGGCTGAAAGTTTGTGTTACTGTTGCTACTGATGCGCTATCTACTTTTAAAGGGCTGCCACTCGTTCCAATTCCTGTCAATCCAAAGCCTGTTGTAATATTAGCCACTATTTTAGTCGTATCCAAATTATATGCACCTGTGCTTGAATTGTAGGTAAAGATTGAACCCGTAGAAACGTTGCGAGTTGCAGATAGGCTACTTCCTGCTAAATAGTCGTTTGATGCACCAGCCGTTGCCGCGCTAACATTACCACTACCGTCCGCCTTTAATATCCCCGTTACACTACCTGCACCGCCTTTAGTACTGCCTATTACTGACCCGTTCCATGTAGCGTTGGTTATACTTGCCGCCCCTAGATTAAAAGTGTTTGTACTCCAACTTACCGCCGAAGGTGCGCTAAAATGATAATCCCATGTACCCGCTGAACTGCCATTGCTTACCAATACAACATAGGCATAACCGCCCGAAGGGATGGATAAAACAGTTGTTCCAGAGTTATTGTTTACGGTTACTGCTCCACTAGACTGATTGTTATTGAAACTAAAAGTACACCCATTGGGCAAAGTAGTTGCATCAGGTAACTGCACAACCTGCCCACCTGACCCTGTTATGTAATAGTTGGGGGTAGATAAAACGGTTAAAGTTATCTGTGTGCCGCTTGCCGCTACGTTACTAAAACCGCTATAAAACGTATTCGCCGCTACATTACCACACGCTGTATCTACTGTTACACCGTTGGTATATCCCACATGGTTTGTGCCATTCCAATAAGTTAGGGGTACTTTCGAAGATGTGATAGTTGGGGAGTTGCCTGTGATGCTACCTGTGCCTTTGTTAGCGTTGAAGTAAGTAGGGGTAATGTATAAACTACTATCCTTAGCCATTAGTACCTGCCTAAAATATTGCCCCGAACCTATTTGAGCAAATAAACTACCATTATGAGTGCCTATCAAATTATAAGCAACGTTTCTGTTGGTGTCGGGCAATGATAAGTAATTAATAGGATATATCGCACCTCCTGTTATGGCTGCGCTACTCGATGCGGTTACGTCACCTGCAAAATCAAAAGAAACGCCACTATTACTTAATGTGCCTGTTTTGCCGAAAGTCCAATAGTTAGTATTGTTATTCATTATTTTCAAGTCGTTATTATCCGTAGTACCCAATGTTGCAGTTGTGCCGAATGAGTTGCCGCCTTGTGAGAAATAATTAGAAGCGTTTAAACTATCTTTAGGAACGTTACCGATTGCAACCAATAATGAACCGTTTGTATTATTAGCGGTTACTATACCTATTCTCATTGCAGGGTATAATGTAGAGGGGGTTGGTGATATTCCCCCGTTATCGCCTAGATAAACGTTTTGTCCTGCATTGTATATGCTTAAATTAAGCCCCGTTACTATCCCCCCGTTATAAACTATTCTTCCATATCCATTATTAGGGATGGAATCTAAAGATATTGCAAAAGGGGGGTATCTAGGATTACTACCTTTTGCTATTGCTATACTAGATGTTGAATCAAGGCAAACGGGTGTTAGTGGGGAAATCCCCGTCCCCGTATTTTTGGGACTAGCCCCTACTGTACTTAACCTACTTGAATTGCCAAGACTATCTATGTAGTAGGGTTCTGTAAAGCCATTATTAGTCTTTGAATAAACCGATATTCCGACACTAGGATTAGAAGGGTCTGTACTTAGTGGGGTATAATTATTTTTGGTTGTTTTACCTATGTAATAATATGTCGTACCGCTAGGTGTATCTATTGAAAGATTTGCAGTATAGCTTAATGAATGAACACCATTATAAAAAGGTATATCTTGAATTACCCCATTGCTGAATGTATTTCCACTTGCTAATGCACTATTGAATTGGGAAACTTTTTTAAAGTTGCTATTAGCTATCCCCCCGTTTAGAATCCAATAAGAACTATCTACCTTAGTATAAACCATAAAGGTTATAGTATCTCTATAATAAGTGGGGATTGCGTTTCTTGCAATCGTATCATAAACTACTTTTGTAGCCCCTTGAAGATATGTGCCGTAATATCCTGCATAAGCCCCTGCGGGTTGAATCCCCCCACTAGAATTGATAAACACTTGCCCAAAAGAATTAAGGCTTATAAAAAGAGATAATATAATTAATAGTTTCTTCATTTATTGAAAAGTTACTGCTGTTGCTGAAAGATTACCAATTTGATTATTACTTACTGTATAGTATCCATTATATGTTCCCCCACTTGCATTTGTAAAGGTAATTGAATTATTTAGACTAAATGCAGATGTAGATGGGAATCCATTTACGGTAACACTTGTAACTGTACTCGTATTGACATAGAAAAGATACTTTGCGCTGCCTTGTTGTGGGATTGTGTACGAAAGTGAAGTTGCCCCCCCGCTATTATCTTGATATAAGGCTGCCAATATTTCTGCTTGGGTGGGGGTTGTTGTTGCCGAAAATCCCAAATACCTTTTGTTATAAAAGGAAAATATAGTCGTTGCCGTAGCCGTTTTTGAATCAGTAGTAGTGACTACATTGCTATATGTAGTATTAGTGTTTCTTGTTACTGAAACTCCTTGTGTGCCTGTTACTGTACTACCTGCACTTGGTTGTGTAAATGTTTGCCCTGTACCTGCTACTACTATTGTAGCAATGGGATTTGTTGCTCCCTGTGTTGATGTAGCCGATAATCTCCCCGCCCCCCAATTTAAAGTGTAAGACAATGCAGCCCCACTAGCAACGATTTCCTGTGAAAATCCCCCTGTCAAAGTAGCAGTAGGGTTTTGTGTTTGTATCTTAACATACCCCAACAAGGTATCATTAAGTGCTGTATGGGTTACAAATAGGCTACTATCTACGGTTGATGAGTTTCGTTTCCATCCGAAACCATTCCAAAACCATTTTGCTGTATCCACCCCTGCATTTGCAAAAATTATTTCTGTACCATAATAACGGGCTTTCATATTTGTATCCGTCCTTACTGCGGGGATATAGCCACTATCTGATTTTAAAAAAGCGTATTTTATCCAACTTGTAGAATTGGTTACGGGATTACCTTGTGGGAGTGATTGCGAAAATCCCCCTACCAAAAACAAACTTAATAATATAGTTAATAGTATCTTCATTTATTTAATTGTTATTTATTAAGGGTAAACGCGGATTTCTATTGATAAACACGTAAGTAAATATTTGAAAATGTCAATAACCCATCCGTTAAAACACCGCTTGAATTATATGTATAAAAAGTGAAAATATTTTTATATATTATACCTGATTGCGTTGTAGAAAAAGTACCATTAGTTATTTTATTGTCGGAGAATGATATATCTGTATTATTCCCACAATATTGGAAGTGAATATTTGTTTTTGTAGATATAGTGCAAGTGTAAGTTCCTGTAGATATATAGTCAAAATGAACTGAATTAACACTAAATGTATCTATATCATCTACAAATACCTTTTGAATTGTAGGGGCTGTTGTTCCGCTTTGATATAACCTAGCTCTAAATTCATAATATCCTTTTGAGGGGATATTCGCTTGTACATAATTCTTTACTGCATTAACACTAGGATATAGTATATTGCTTGCGCTATCTGATGGATTTATTGATACCGCTAAGTTATTTACGTCTTGGGGGATTAATCCTTGATTTTGCACTGAATATAACCATTCGCCGCTACCTACATATTGTAATCTAACTTGTATGCCCGAATCTACTGTAATATTATTTGTATAGCTTCCACTAGATGCTGTTGCGTAAAAATAAGTCCCTGTATTAGACCTTAAATTAAAATTGTTATTCAAACTATAAGAACCTGTTATATTGTATATGTAATCTGTTTCACCTATTTTTGGGTTAGGATTAGTAAATAGTGAATACCCACTATTTGTAGGGTTTACAAAAGTATATTTAGAAGTTGTAGTTATTGTTCCACTTAGGGTTATTACTGTGTCAGTATAAGAAACACTATTTGCTTTTACAAATCTAGTGATAGCTTGTACACTAGGGTACTTCGTAGTAGAAGCACTATCAGATGTTGCATTGTTAGATAAATTACTTAACGCTTGTGCATATCTGCCTACTGATTGAACTGTTGGGTATTTTGTTGTGCTGCTACTATCGCTTGCTACATTTGTTGATTTATTAGCAATATTTTCGGGTACATACCCTAAGCCAACATTAAGAATATCCCAATTAGTAGATGTTTGCCCGGGGCTATTAGTCAATGCCCTTACACTAGACCCTACTACAACCGATGTCCCGCCTAAAGTACCTGCTACTTTTATATACCATAAATCTCCCTTTTGTATAGCCCCTGCTGTGCCACTACCCCCCGTTGAAGGGAAAACGTTGCCACTAGCATCGTAACTACCTCTGTCATTAAGAAGTCCTACTACTAGACCTGCGGCATAGGTTCTTGTGGCTTGTTGTGTAGGGTATAAAGTAGAACTATTTGCAGCCATAGTCCCATCGTTAGAAAGGTTTGATGTAACTTGATAGCCACTAAGGTTTGGGGCGTGGTTGGTTACATAAGACTTTACTGCGTTTTGTGTAGGTAGAGAATACAATGGGGAACTAGAAAGGGATGTATCATTTGAAAATGCGTTTACACCATACCCCCCTAGATTAATAAAAGAACTAGCTTGTAAGGACAATGCTTCTATACTAGAAAAGTTATTATCTCCCGTAAACACATTGTTTTTAGCTAAATAAGGGATTCTTGTAGTGTCAATAGAACCACCTCCTCCACCTTGATGATTAGTTACATACGATTTTACTGCTTTTTGTGTGGGCAATATTGCATTTGAATTACTTGTCATTGCGGTATCGGTAGATATTGATGATATTAATTGACCGCTAGTAAACCCCAAAAAACCATTTATTGTCAATGTATTATAATGCCCGTCTATTGATAGGGTAGTTCCTGCATCATTATTATTAATATCTCCTATTGTAGTAATATCTCCATTTATTGATAACCCACTTGCATCGTTGTTGTTACTTACGTTTATATTAGGGAAAGTATTATTGCCTGTAAAATTATTATTCTTAGCTAAATAAGGTATTTTAGTACTATCAATAAGTTTTGAATTATTTATCTTGTTGTAGATAATGTTTTCAAACATCCTACCTACTCTTACGGCGGTGTTAGCCCCTGCCCTTGTTTCATTTTTTATTGTATCTGCTTGTGTAATTAATTGGGCATCTGTTAATTGGGATTTCCCCTCAAAGTAAACAAGCCCCAACAAAACTAATAAAATAACTTTCTTCATATATCTATTTTAATTTTTAACTAAACGTATTGTCAAATGTATTATCAAATGTATCTACCGAACTCCCCCCACTACTAACCGCATAATCTATTATTACTTTCATCCCATATTGTAATCCTAAGTTCTCTGTTGGGTTATCTATGGAATAGTTAAAGAATGTAATTGTGACAAAGGTAGGGGTATAAATTATATCTACGCTAAGTTGCCCTACAATATTTGGAAATATTCTTGTGCCGTCTATATATACCTTTACTGATTTAGTTGCTATATTAGCAGAATTTATAGTATATGTAGTGGCGTTTGCAGGAATTATAATGGGGGAATCCACTCCTACTATTGCATCTATCTCATTGAATACGGTATTTCCGCTGCCGCTAGTTGATGTAAAGTTATTGGATTGATACCATAGTGAGTTTATCCCTTTGCTTATCCTTAAAGCCTGATTTGCAGGTATATAATTAAGTTGTTCACCAAAAGAAGTATAGTAGACTTTACCGCTTGCAAGGTTCACATCATCCCCTGTTAGGTTTATTATAATCCATTCGTTATATACATTGTCCCCAAAAGTGATAGAAGTAGGGGTTATGCCACTTATTACCGTTACCCCGTTTGATAATGTTATATCCCCCCCTGTTGTTATAGTTTTAGCCCCGTTCCAATTAAGGGGGGATTGTTGGATAAATTTAGCCAACCCATTTATCTGTGCATTACCAAAAATACCCGTTATATCCCCAACCCCATTTGGTATCCAAATAGTATTCGTGTCTTGTAATAGAGCCGCTAAGGTTTGATATGTAACATTTGGGTAAATCATTTATCCTTTATTTCTATGCAATGAGTATTGTTCTATAAATTGGTCTCTAGTAACTATTCCAAACTTCTCTAATAATCTTCCAACAAATTCGTTTTTAAGGTTTACCCCCCACTCTAATTGTTGGCTATTTTTTGAATCATAAACTATTTGCCCCCCTGCACCCGTATTCAAATTAGGGGTTGTTGTTGTGTATGCAAATGTAGCTTGTTTTGGCAATCTAAAATAATATAGGACAACAACGCTTACATCTCTAGGGGCTACGTTGAAAACCCCGTTTACCTGTACCATTTTAGGTTTACTCATTGAAGGTCTTTTATCTTCAAATTCGTGGTTTAAACAAGCATCCCAACGTTGTAAGTCTACCTCTGTAATATCTACTTCTCTTATGCTATTTAAGTAGTCATTAATGCTTTGTGCAGGCGGAGTTACTTCTTGATTATCTTCATCTTTGTAACACAATCCTTTGTTTACTTTATCGTTGGGGATTGTTATTACACTATCATCTGTCTTTACTGTTATCATCCCTGCTTTGAATAACCTTCCGTAGTCTTTAGGTATATTGGCAGTAGTGTAGTATGATGTAGCGGGGTTTGTTATGATATTTTGAGAAACTAAAAACGGGCGCATATTATCCCTCCATTCTTGGCTTTTTTCTGATTCACGGCATCCCATTTCCCATAACTCATAGTTGATAAGATTAAGATGCCTTATGAATACCGTAGCAGGGGGGATAAACCCCCCTTGAAACGTATTTGCTTCCGAACATAAATCTTGATATAAGTCGTATGAATCTATCATCTATTAAGGGCAATTTATTGATTGTAATGCACCTACTACTGCATTTGTTACTGCCCATATAGTACCATCCCCTAATGCAACTGCTGTAATAGTGTTTGAAATAGGTATTGATGTGCCACTATCTGTATATAGTGTAACCCCACTAGCAAAAGAAGAAGTCGTATAAATGGTGGTATAAGGTTGGCTACAAACCGCCGTTGTAAGTACTGTACCTAATTGTACTACTGTCGCTATTGATGGTGGCGTAACTAATATTGTTTGTTCTACTCCGCTTGCAGGACTTGAACAATTTTGCAATACTTGAATGTCGTAAGTAACCCCCACCGTAACAGGAATGCTTACAGGTGTAACCAAATACCCATTGCTACCTACTGTTATTGCGGTAGAATATGTTGTATAAGGATATGCAGGGGAATGTCCACTAACACGATAAAGGACTGTTACTGTTTGTGCTGATGTAGGTATTGTGTCAAAAGCCAACTTGGTAATATTCAAATTTGTCCCCGAAATATTATATAAGAAAGAAAGTATAAGTGGGCAACTTGTTGTATTTGCACAAATAGTCGATGCTATGCAAAAATTATTCAAGAATTGTGTATCTGTGATACCTATTGCCATTATAGCCCTTGCTAATTGTATAGGGGTTGCAAACCCACAAGCATTGGCAAAAACCCCCAATATAATATCTGTTGAAGCAACGGAAGATGCAGGTGTACCAAAAACCCCCTTGACTACATTACAATTTGTCCCTTTGTTCCCTAATGAATAAGCAACCAAAGACCCTAAAGCAGTATTTACCGCTTGTATGTAAATATCTAATTCACCCCCTTGTGCTACTACTATATCTTGCTCTAATCCTGTTGAATTATTTAAAGCAGGAACGGTATAAGATTGGGATGTGAATACTTCGCTAGTGTCTAGTGTACAGATTTTATTGATTATATTCTGTATTACTGTTTGTGCAGGGATAGGAACATAACCCCCACTTGTCTTAGTAAATGTAGCCGCATAATTAGAACTAGCAACTGAATAGTTAAGCCCTATGATTACATTAGGATTAGTGTTAGATACTATATGAATAGTGCCATCTGCGGGGGAATCCCCACTTACTGAAAAAGTACCTATCCCTAAAGTGTTAAGATATGTTTGTAGTGCAGGTAAGTTATTAGTATTGAAAGTAAAGTTAGTAAGGATACTTTCGCTTTGTAGTTGGAAAGAAGTCAATATTGCATACACCCCTACCCCTGTTGGGATATTGGACAATGTGAAAGTATAGTTATTTGCTACACTACTATTGAATACGCATTTACCATCTACTATTATATCGAAGTTGCTGCTTTGGTTTAATTGGTTTATCAAATTGGGGTTAGCCAAAATAGCATTAACCAAATCTTGTGCAAGTACTGCTTCGTTTACTTTTAGGGTGTATGTCTTTTGGTCTCCCGAAACAGAAGTACTCCAAGAATAAGCATCTTCATTTGAAGGGTCAACTGCCACTAAGTAAGTTATATCCCCTATTGTAAGGGTTACGTTATTACCTGTTGCAGAATAAGAGCCTGTTATATCCCCACTAGGATTAAGTATGTAGTTTATCCCGTTTGATATTGCATTTTTACCCGTAACTATACCTGACCCAATACCATAACAATTACAAGAAAATTTACCAATACGTTTTATCTTTTCAATAGTTGCAGGGACATCCACGCCCGTAAGTGGCTGCCATAAGCCAATTACTACTTGTATAAAAAGGCTATTAATTTGCATTAATTGGTCTCTTGCGGCAGATATATCCACACAAGTACCATATCTGATAGTATCCTCTAATTTAGTTATTTCACATACTAAAGGGGAAAGGTCAATATTACATAATGCAGCAAATGTCTTTCTTTGGAAGTAAAGTATGGTTACATAAGTATCATTACCGTATGCGTAATTGTAAATAGAGTTTTGTACAAATTCATAAGCATCTGAACTTACTGTAAGTGGGGCAGAACATACGGCATAATTATTAGCCACAAAAGGGATTGGGCTTGTCCCTGTCCCATCCAAAGGATATTTAAGGCTTAGTGTAGATGATATTTGTGTGCCTATCAAACCATTGTAACCATAATTTGTTTGGTCTTGGAATAAAACGCTTTGTTGGCTACATTGTACCGTTGCTATTGTAGATGCCAAACCTGTCATATCCTGCGAAGCAGTAGTGTTCCCGTTTGGTCTTATTATTGTAGCATTTTGTACTGGGGCGGTATATATATTCCCTACACTATCCTGACAAGTTACTTGGAATGTAAAAGGTACAGGAGAAAATTCTATATTACCTGCGGGCATAGGGAATCTATCGTTCAATACCGTATTAGACCAAACCCCCACAATATCAGGATTACTAATATCCCCGTTATGTATGATTGTTTGTGAAGGTGATATTACCAAAAATGCGTATGATACATTTTGTAGGTTTGTCCCCGTACTAAGATTTTGTAGTTTTACTTTAGGGGTTGGCTGTACGTTGCCATTTGAATCAACATTTTGTGTCAAATCAAAAGTTACGGCTACCCTTAAAAGACCTATATCGGGAGAATTTGTTATTACTAATGACATATTCTAAATTTTTAAAAACAAAAAGGGCGAACCGAAAATCAGCCGCCCTATTACCCACCACCCACAGCGCAATGGGCAACTATTTACACGGCTGTTATTACTGTACCAAAGTTATCTCCCAAAGTAAATCCTGTTGCGAATAATGTTGAGTTAGTCGAATCAAGATACCAAGTAATTTCACCCCCGTTTGTATAATTTGCGTTTAAGTATGTCAACAATGCTGCGGGTGTAGAATATGTAGTTGGTGCTGTTGGAAGAAACACGTTATTGATAATCCCTTGTGGGAAATATTTTAAAGAACCACTTAATGTTGGCAACGCTACGGTTGTGTAATTAACCCCTGCCGCAAAGTAAGTAATAGTCCCATCATTTGTTTGATTGATACTTACTTGTGGTATAATTACTTTAGGAAATAATGTAGGGTCAACTGCAAATATTTGTCTAGGTGAATTAAATGGGTCTGTTATTTGTACAATACCTTGCATCAATATAACCGTACCCCCACTTTGGACACTAGCTGCTGCCATCAAATCTGTCAATTCCCCAAATATGTACCAATACTTAGATGTTCTAGGTTCTTTAATCAAGAAACAAGGAAGGCTATCTACGGTAGGTGGGGTTAAGTAATATTGCCCCGTCCTTAATGTATTGTAATCAAACCCCGTAAAAACACCATTATCTGAAATAGGTACAGCCCATCTATCGTAGTTATCAAACTTTAAATCAGATGCCTTTGTTGGAACATACAATGCCTTTGGAGAACAGGATAGACCGTTTACCATATCAAGGAAGTCTATCCCGTTTTCGTTTAAGACACACGCCGCAACGGTATTACCAAAAATATAAGGAGCAGGTGTTGACATTAATTACTTTTATTTACTATTAAAGTGCAGGGTTCACCGCAATCACACCACCACCAAATACTATTGGAGTGGTAGCACTAAAGTTTGTAATCGTACCAATCAAGGTAAGGTTATCAGAACTCAAAGCCCAAGTGAAAGTAGTAGAACCGATTGTAGTCCAATGTGCATTTGCAAATGTCAATAGGTTTGCAGGGGTTGTATAAGTTGTACCTGCTATTGATGCAGTAGGATATGCTTCTGTACCATTCACGTTTGCAAAAGGGAATAGTTGCAAGCTACCTGACAAGGTAGGCAATGCTAGGTTTACAGTTGTGTTACCGTTTACATCTGCACCATATACTGTTTGTACCCCATAAAGCGTTGCAGCCCCGTGAATGTAATAAACAGAATTGTAAGGGTTGGCTGAACCATTCAAGTATGCAGTTGTAGTTGGCAATGCAGTACCACCATTGGAAGCAGTTACATATTGTGCAGAAGTACCTACTACTATCCAACTGTCTGAACTATTAGTCATAGACAATTTGAATACAGGGATACCCCACAATGGCAATGGCTGATTAGGGCTGTCTGCAAGGTTATAAGGGATATAGTCGTAATCGGAAACAAACCCCTCATTAACAGGAACTGCATAATAATCGCCGTCTAAGTGACCGCCCTCTAAAGGGGTAGCAATTTCTTGTAAAGAACCTATTAGTTGGGATTTCACGAAATCAATCTGATTCCCCTTTCTTAATACTAACGCTTGTATCATAATTTATATTGTTTAATTTTCTGAAACTTGTTTTTCTTTTAAGTCAACCTTTGCTATCAACTCTTGATATTTAGCTGCATATTCAGGGGTTTTAAGCAATTCTGCGATTTGTTTAATCTTAGTCTTTTCGCTTAAATTTTTACCTTCGTAATTAGCCAATACCTTATTGTCGTCAACAAATGAAGCTGTATTTGCCCCTATGTTTATAACTTGCAACTCTTTTGCGTGGACAATCAATGTTGTTACATTATCATCCAAAGTGGTAATAGTATTAAGGAACGTTTCAGGGTCTGCGCTTGCCATACCTGCCAATACTGTTAATTTTTGGGAGTATGTATCGCCACCGTAAGCATTGAACAATGATAATAATGTATCAATCTTAGTTGTTTGGTAAACGTTTTTGCCCCCTTCTTTCTTGACTAAGTTAGCAACATACCCAATAGCCTTGTTACTTACTATCCACCTGTCGTTAAATTGTTCCTCGTCTTTCAAAGGCTCAATTACTTTAAAGAACTTCTTTGATGTATCCCCATCAGGTCTGTTTGTTGCATTCTCGTTAAAGGCGCAATCCCTCATAAAAGAAAACATCCCCCTGTCACCTTCGTCTTTAAGAACTAGGATACCGTTTGGTATCTTTATTTTCTCCCCACTAGGGATATACTCCCCGTTTTCATTGGTTCTAGTTTGGATGCCCTTGGCTTGTAATTTGGTAATCTCGTTTTCATAGATTCCTTTTACATACCTAATTGGGATTTGATTCCCTTCCTCATCCCACTTGTAACTAATTGTAGGTAGGTAAATCACGCTAGGAAAAGACTTTACATCTTCTGTCTTTTGTGACATTACATTCGGGGCGATTTCCCTTCTAAATCCGCTATCCCCCTTAATCGTACTTTCAAAGATTAATACCTGTACTTCTTTCTTTTTGCTAGAAGGTTTAGCTGTGGCTACTTCTGTCATTTATCTACGTTTTATTGTTTATTAGTTATTTTGATAACCTTGTGCAACTGCCCAGAACTCTGCGTTATGCAAAATCATACACATTGATTCTTCACAATCAATTTCGATTGCTTCACAACCACCTGCAAGGTTACGCAAGTCACGGTAGTGTTCTGTGTAAGCACCACCCCATTGATTGCTTTGGATTTGATAGAACTCCATAGCTTTCAATTCTTTACCGTTACCGTCTGTCAAACCGCCGTGAGGCATAAAGTAAGATATGTAACGGTTGTTATCAGAACCTATTGAACGTTCATCACTCAAAGCCCCAAGTTCTTTCAATGTCACTACACGACCCTTATAAGAGTATGCAGAAAGACCAATTTTGTTTACTGCTGTTTCGGCGTCTTTTTCACCTCTTTCGTTTGCGCTTCTTTTGAAAGCCTCAAACGCAAGTGTACCTACTACGTTACGAGTAACCATCTTATTTGTACGGTCAACTGTTTTAAGGTTGAACCCTAAGCCTCCCAAAGCAGTAAATTCTTTTGTTCTCTTAAAGCCATCATTGTAAAGCAAGAATGGTTCGTAATCACTTTCCCAATCAAATCCAATAGATGCAGAGAAAGGAATCAATGAAGCACCACCGTAGAATAATGAAGGGTTCATACCGTAGAAACCAATAGTCCAACTATCAAGACCTTGATTTGTCAAACCGCCTGTATTTTGATATACAGAGTTGAAATCGGGGCTACCGCTAAAGCAGTGAATATTCAAGAAATATCTTAGTTTCTTTCTAAGTTGTTGCATTTCGTAAGTATCGAAAGCATCAAATTCTTTACCTTCTGCATCAATGAATACTGCATAACGTGCTTGGTCTAACAACCCACGCAAAGTATCAATTTGATAAGAAGCATCTTTTCTTGCTCTTAGGAAATAGTTTTCTCTAGCCCAACCTAAAGTTTCAAAACTTTCTTTAGGGATAGCACAAGAATAACCACCTACCGCAACCGCTTCCAATACTAAGTAAGGCTTGTTGGCATACAAAGTAATAGGGGTTGTGTTTGAAGCCAAAGAACGCACTTGGATTTTATGTGCATTAGGGATACTTGAATCCTTTGCAACTACTTCATACATTGTGTTCGTTTCCTTATCCAAAATACGATACCCTGCTGATGGCAAAGAGTAAACACCGTTTTGGCTGTGGTTTGAAGGTATGATAGTACCTGTTGCAATTTGGGTAGTAATACCGTTTACAGTTGTTGCAGTACTTGTTACAGTAGCACCAAAGTAAATATTAAAGTTTGGCTCACCTGCATACCTGTTGTAGAAACGCTTAGTGTTCACCATTGTTTCCCCTGTATTGAACAAGTCAAACATAAAGTTGTAATCTATGTTTTCCCCTTTTAGGTTAATCAATTCGTGAATGATGTTCTTTTGGAATGTAGTCCCTTGCAGGTCATTCTTATTCAAACCTAACGCATTCTGCGCTGAACCTGTCCAAGTGATAGCCCCTATCGCTTGGTTTAAATTTGCCATTGTCAATAACCCATCAACCGTAAAAGGTTTTTGTTGGAATCTAGGCGAGTTGCTAAATGAAGGTATTGCCATATTGTTTTATTTTATTGTTTGTTTGTTTTAATTATTTTCCGCACTATAATAAGCGTTTCTTTTTTCTATCCCCGTCTTTACTTCTGTACCATTGCTCAAAGCAACCCTGTCTTTCAATATCCCTTTCAACCCCCCTTTGTGCCTGATAACCCCCTTATTTACCGCATCTGACAATATGCTTGGCAAGTTTTCTACTATGATGGCATTTTTTACTATCGTAGATATTTGCTCTTTTGTAGCACCGTTTAGTATTTGCTTTCTAGCTTCTGATTCAGATAAGAAGTGTTCAATATATCCTTCTATCGCTTCACTAGCATCTACTTTTAAAGTCCAATCAACGCCTGCTATTGGCAATTCCAAACTTTTCAATTCGGTCTTTACTTCTTCTATGATAGCCTTATATGTTGGGGCTTTTGAAAGAACTTCTTTGTTTACCTTTTCTTCTTCTGATTTTTGTTTTTCAAAAGAAGTGTATTTATCTTCTAGGCTTACTATTTCGGGGAATGTACTTTCGATAATGTTTTTTGCAAGTGCATTAAGAAGTTTTTGCCCTCTCTTATACTTTGCGCTTTCTTTATCTTCGTTCAATCCAAACTTTTCGTCATATTCCGCCTTGAAATCATCTTCGTCAAATCCTTCTTCTTGTCTTGCTTCTTCAAGTTGTTGTTCATAAACTGCTTGGTGTGGGTTTGCATTTACTTTTGTAAACAATTCAAAACTTTCTGCATCAATCAGCTTGTTTTGTAACCCCCAAGCAAGGGATTCTGATTTACGTCTTGATTTTTCTGCCTTTTCATCAACTACGGGTTTAAATAAATCAGAAACATCATCACGACCCGTTTTCTTTTTAAGGTATTCTACGACTGCTTCGTCTGTCAATTCGATTTTAGCAGGGGCATCGTCTTTTTTTTCTTCAACTATTGGGGTAACTTCTTCTTTTTGTTTTGCGCCAATCTTTAAAGGGGTTTCGTCAATAACTTCTTCTGACTTATCATCTACGTTATCAACTTTATTTGCAGGGGTTTCCAAAGAACTATAATATTCGTCTCTTTTCTTCCTAGCCTCTAGGACTGCGGCATCATCACCGCCTCCTCCTGTTATTTCTGTATCCGTGTTGAAAATGAATTTGCTGTGGGTGCGAATCATAAATAATTAATTACGATGTAAAATTGCACCCGATTTTGTTCTTAAATAACATTCCATTACCTTTGTAATCTTTCAAAGTGATTATATGTCAAAAAGGAATGTTGTTCAATTAAAACCCACTAGGACTGAAAACGAGTGGAAAGCATTTGAAGAAAAAATTAAAAGGGATAACCCAAAGGTTACTATACGTTCCTATCTTAGAAAGAAAATAATAACTTTGATAAGGGATTTCAATGAATGTCCCGAATGTATAACTGAAATGGTTAGCCAAAAAAGGGTGTGGAGTAGTACTTATATATCTACTGACGAACACGAGGCATTAAAGATAATATCCCAAAAAACAAATACCCCCATCAACACTATTATTGATAGGGGTATTATTCAACCCGTTCTGATAGAAAAAATCTAATAGCTTTCTTGCTGTTGCAAATCTGCTTTATGTGTGGCTAAGTCTTTTTGGTTAGCCGTTCTTGTTTGTTGTTTTGTAGGCTCGTTTTCTATCTTTTTATCTGTAATATCTTCTTTAGTCTTATTGTTAAGTTGTGCAACTTGTACCATAGCTTGTGCAGGGATTTGAGCCTTTTGTATTTCTGCCGCATCTTTAGCTTGTTGCATCTTAGCTTGATTAGCTTGCATTTCTTTTTCGTGGTCTTGCTGCATCTTCATTTCTTCCAACTTTTCTTTTCTCACACGCTTTCTTGCTTTCTCACGATATTGCTCTAATAATGCTAATCCTTGTCTTGGGTCTTTCTCACGGGTAATAATTCCCCACTCGTTTAATTCTATCCCACCTTTACCGTCCTGATTAGCTAATGCCATATCTGCTGCTTGAATAACCTTTTGTCTATCCATAGCTGTAATGTAGTTGCCTACATATAATCCTAATCTATGTGCTGCTTTGTTTTTATCTGCATAGTCTTTTAGGGTTTTCAAGTTGTTGAACTGTAATTCCCCTATTATTGACCTAATCCAATCGCAAGCCAAACTATCTTCAAAAGCTAAAGCATCTTGGGTTGTGTTTAGTATCCTAGTACATATACGTTCTTTTACATACTGTATTATCCTAAATATATACCCTGTGCTTTTTTCGCTTTGGGTTGTTTCCATTTCGGAAGCCTTGAAGCCTTTTCGTGCATTTTGCACTTGTCCTAATCTTACATCATTAAGACCTACCATTTGGGCAATGTTTTCAATAGCTGTCTTTTCTATTGATTCTATCCACATTGATTGTAGGTCACGGGGTTGCTGTACTTCTATCCTATGGTAGTCTTGGGTTTTTCTGCCATCTATTCTAGGTCTTACCCTAATCCTAACGTGGGATTGTTTTTGTACTTTTACTATATCCTCTAAAATATTCCCTACTGAAAAGTTGGGGGAATCTTCGTTGTCTTGTTGATACTCCCTTTTGAATAGTTGAGCCAACTCCATTACCTCGTCCCAATCGTAATCTTCTTTGTTAGGCTGTACTTTTGATAGCAACCATAATATCCTATAAGCAGCTTGGTTTGCCTTGAAAATATCCGTCTTAGATATATCTACTGCGCTTGCACCTTCTTTACGGTAAACTATCATATTGCCACAAGAATATTCATCATTTACCCCTTGTGTATCTTGATAGATTACTTTACCGAAATTATATATCCATTGGGATATGCTTGTAGTCGGTAAAAAGTAACTATAATAAAATTGCTCGTTAGTGATATTTTCTACAACATACCCTTCTGTAACTTCTTTGTCGTCTAAGTCATAACCATAAGGGACAATCTTGCCTACTTCTATTTCTTTCCCGTTCTTATCTTTTTTTGATAGGTATGACTTTGTGGCATCTATTGAGCAAAACTCAATATACCCAACTTGAACATTATAGGTATAGGCTTGTTCCCAAGAAAGGAATTTGCCCCCAAACTCCCCACTATAACCTTGCGCTTGTGAGAAATAGTCTTTATCGCTTTCGTAATTTGGGTGATGTTTCCCGTTGTATTCCCTATTGCCCTGTGTAAAACCAGTGTAGGTGCTGTTGTTGCTGAAATTTAAAGCCCATAGTAATTGATACCAATCCCGTTCAAAGTCGAAATCCTGACCTGCCATTGCGATAAAATCCCTTAATGGGACATTCTGCACCCACCCGTTACAAATATCCCTAGAGCCATCACGTTTATTGCCAAATATGCCATATACTTCTTCGGGGAATATCCTTTGTATCTTTTGTTCCCCCGTTGTTTGGCTAACATATTTATGTACTGTACAAGTATTGGTGCTAAGAATGTCTATAACGTTGTCCTCTAATATTTCTTTGTCGTAGTTGTTTACATTTAGTACTGCACTTATTACTTTGTTAGCGGCGATTTCTTGCTTTAATCGGATAAAGTCATTCCTATGAAAGAAGTCTATATCTTCTTTGTCATTGGGGTCTAACCCGTATAAAAGCATTTCTTTTATGTTGGTCTTAAACTTTGTATCGTCTGCTGGCAAAGGGGGTAATCCTACCCTTGAATTTAATTCAGATACTGCTTTTTGATGTTGGGTAAAAGTAGACAATCTTTTAATATCTGCTTGCTTATCCATCATTGCTGATTCATCATTTGCCCTTACTGTTATTTCGGGGGGGTCGCTTCGCAATTCTTCCAAGATGATATTGAATATACGCCCCCAAATCCCCAAAGGAACGAAATCGGTATTTTCTAAAAACTCTTTATCGCTAAAAAAAGCCTTTACATTGTCCATTGGTTGCTGTGAAAATAGTATCTGTCTATTTTCAATAGCACGTTCACGATTGACTAACTGTACCCAATCTCGTCTGAATATAGTTATTACATCGTTAAACCATTTTGCATCTTTTTTATTTGGATTAAGCTGTTTGTAACACTCCGAAGCAAATAAGTCCATAAATTATAATTATTGTGTAAAAGTACATAAATTTGCACGAATTAATTAAACTAGAAAAAATGAGCAATAAATACATCGCCATATCCCCTAATATAATAGTTAGAGTTTCAAAGGAATCCTTAGTTAAAAACCGTGAAGGTGAAGAAATATACCACCACCAATCTTTTGTATGGTACACCCGTAATCTTCAATGTGGTGAGATAGTTTCTATTTCTGATATTGCTAAAAAACAACTGCCACTTGCTGAAATAGGGGATTTACTAATTTACCACCACTTCATAGAAGCATCTGCTTCATTAAGTGAAACTAAAAGCCACTACTTAGTAGATGAAACAGAAACAGATTTTTATTTCAATGTATTGGCTAAAGAAGTTGCAGGGGAATTTATACAAACCTACGGCATCTTAAAAGACAATGAAATAATCCCACACCCCTTCTATACTTTTTTACACCAAGAAGAAATATGCTTGAATGAAGATAGTTTGGCTGCTTATCGTTTAAGTCGTGACGAAAAGATAAGGAAGCTAAACCAAGCAAAACAAGATAACCTCTACAAGATGCACAACTCCCCTGCTAATTGGGATTTGCGTACAGAAATAAGACGTAAAGAAAAAGAAAGCCTTGAAACGACCAAAGAACTAAGTAAAAGAAAAACCATTGCTTTCAAAGTAGCTTACGTTACAAATGAAAAGCCATATAAAAAAGAAGATATTATCTCTATCCCTAGCTTTGCAGCCAACACAATAGTTTCCGTTAATGGGAATGATTACCGTGTGGTGGAATCAAAATATATATCATCTGTTATTCCCGAAGTTGCCCCTTCTCTAATATAGGGTCACGCTTTGAATCAAACATTGTCACTTCACTACCAAAGTACTCCATGTAATTGTTGGCAGTACTACTATCTGTTATTAACCTTATTTGTATCCATTGACCGTATAATGGGTTACCCTCTTGACCGATATTGCCAAGTACTGTTGGGGTTGTGTTGGAATCAGTAGGGGTATTCATATCCCGTAAGAATCCTGCCGAACTAAAGAATTGACCCCATTGAAAGTTGTTTAATAACAAATAAGACTTTTGACCCGTTTGTGTTATTATCCTATCTGCAAATAAAAGATTTTGCTTACAGTAATTTGATAGTGCTTGGAAGAACACTTGTGACAATGCTTGTGTGGCACAAACTATTTCAATAACACTTTCGCATTGCACTCCATAAAACACATTGAACGAATTATTTGTATTTATGTTATGGTGGGAATATATTGCACCGTTGTTAAATGTGAACAACTGCTTATTCAATAAGTCACCATCAATACTTGCATACATTTCGGGAGTAAAAGATACATCCCCCGTAACATTGGTAGTATTAATATCAAATGTTGTTGTATTGTTGTCTAGTGGGGTATAATTCCTGCTTTGGTTTATGTAACTGATATTACTTAAAGAGAAGTCGGTCAATAGATATTTGTTTTCAAGTGGGTCTATTCCCCCTACAAAAAACTTAGTGCCATCTGCTGCAATAGCCTTTAATTTAGCCCTAAAAGAACTATCTATTTTGCCTTTTATCACATTAGGCAGTATCTCATTTTCATCACTAATCATTGATTTGAAAGAAGAAAAATTAAACTGCAAAACATCACATTGCTGCCTATCAACAAACATAGTCAATTTACCTAAAGTCTGTATGCTACACTTGTCTATTAGTTGGCATCCGTAAACATCCCCTATTTCTCTTTCGGGATTTCCCCACACATTACTTGCAGAAGCAACACTTACCGTCCCTGCTGAATCTACCCTTAATAAGTTGTCATTATACCCTACTTTAAAGTTGCTGAATTGTGTCAAGAACCAAACAACACCAGTATCGAATACTGCCCCAGAAATGCCAAATGTATTTTTAATGTCGAAATCTTGTATTAAATTATCTGAAAAATATTGAAGATAATTCAATGCCCCATTCATAGATAAAGTCCCCGTCAATATAACTGAATTTATCTTATGTAAAACTTGTTCGTAAAGGTTATTTGTATATGCCCTACCTTGATTGTTTATATTTAACCCCCAAGTATTGCTAGGGGATTTGCTTTCAAATCTAAACCCAAAATTATTTAACGAAACTATTGAATTACTACTATCGAAGGTCTGCACTTGCGCCGTTACTATACTTCCAGATGTGTCAGTATTGGTTATTGTTGTGACCAAAGGCGTTTGTGATAATAAAGTTGGGACTGGTATTTGCCTACTCAAAAAATAAGTGTCGTAAACATTTAGTTTAATTGATGTCTTTTGTGGCACTCCATCAACTAAATCAATCCTACTATTTGGTATTTCAAAGTAAGATATTTGCTCTAAATTATTTACTGATTTTGGTCTATATATCCTAATTATTGCATTTGGCAAAAGTCCCTTTAATTCCCCTGAATAATCAATAAGAAAGTACTGCCCTGTTGTATCATATTTTACTACCGAAGATATATTTTTAGAAAAAAAAGTATTATCCCCATTTATCATAAACAAAACCCTGTCCCCTACTACGGGCGTATTTTTACCCTCTGCGATAAAAGACCAATTGCAAGTGGTATTGTAATTATTATTTGCGTTAAACTTATTTAGACTAGCATACCATATCCTTATTTGAGAAGGAGAATATATATTAATAGCCCCCGTATTATCAATAAAATCAGCCTTATCTACTATCCAAGTTACATAGTCTGATATAGACAATTCAGCCCCCATTGCCACTGTAAGATACTTTAAGTTTTTAGGGAATGTAGTCCCGTTTGTTATATCCAATTGTGGCGACCAAGCGTTTACCGATTGAGATTGAATTAAAGATGGGACATTTAATACCCTTAAAGGCTCTGCGTATGTAACTCTTTTTCCATCGTGACCAATAAGTGAAAAAGGATATTTTCCCCCACTAAGCAATGACTTAAATGATTTATATTCTAATATAACTACACCAATGTCATATATTCTTTCCCCACAAGCACCAACGCAAGCATCTATTGTTAGTGGTATAGTTGAAATACAAGTATCCCCCACGCCCGTAAATGAACACGCCCCCCCGCTTATAATCAATGAATCGTATCGAACACTGCCATTGTAAACGTCATCGTGAGCAATCAAAGAAAAAGAACCATCATCATCCGTTGTTGTATGCCCACCCCTTGTTAATGTTATAGGCAAGTTCGGTATCCCTTCATCTGTGCCATTCAGTATTATTTTACCCTGTATTATCACCCTATTACATGGCAAGTTATACATTTGTTCCCAAGCAGGGTTCTTTGTGTTTATGGTGAAATTAGAAAAACTCATCATCCCCCTGTTCCCCTTGCCTGTATTCCAACTCGCTTCTTGACAATTATAGTAAAAATTGTAATAATAAGTTCTAGGCGATGTAGATGTAACAAATTTATAATAAAACCCATTATGGTCTGTTATCCCGCTAGTAAACCTGCCATCTATCCTCATCAACTCCATTGGGTTTTGTGGAAACCCATTCTGATTTGTTTCGTATATATAACCACAAGTGGCATAGTTATCTTGCGATGTAAATTCTGCGATAGTAAGAATCCTTACGCTGTCTAGTGTATTATAGTCTAAATCACAAGCGTTTATAACTAATTCTTTTGTGGTTGGGTCGCCGTTACTGAAATTAAGTATCCCTGCCTTTATATCGTCTGGGTTAATAGTGTTTAAGCCATATACGGTTGTACTTGTAGACTGAAAATCACCCCCACTTGCTGGGTCGTATAAGTGAGATGCTAGTCTAAATATTTTAACCCCTGCCGTAACCCCTGTAAAAGTAAATCGTTGCAAGGAATTACCTGTGTGTGAAAAATCTTCATCAACTTGCCAAGTGCCTCCGTCCCAATATACTTGTTCACTTACTGCAATGCTGCCATCGTTTAGATAACCAATAAAACCGCTTTGGTAAATATTAGTAAAGTATTGACTGAAATTTCTTGCCAAGTCTGAATTTCCCCAAACATACCCCGTTGAACCTTTCTTAGTAACTCCACCAATAGAACCATTAAGTACGCTTTGTATGGCAACGTATATCGTTATATTCCTTGTTTCCCCTATGCTTACGGGGGTTGAATTTAAAGATAACTTGCAATTATCTGTTATACTACTGCCAAACGGCGAGAACCCTTGCAAGAAATTGGCATAAGCAAGTTTTTGATTTAATTCAAATAAAACCTGTGGCTTTTGGGGAACGGGGTTTTCTATCCTGTTTGTTTCATCTTGGGAAACAGGCGTTTGTTGCCCATTATTGCAGAATGTATATGTTATTTGATTAGTTGAAGGGTTATATGTAACGTTGGGGTTTCTTTGCCTAGTCCACCATTCCCCTACTGTACTGCCTTTATAAAGTAGCAATGTGGAATCAACATACCATTGGTCACTATTTCCTATCCTATATTCTACATCTATTGAATTGTTGAATGGATTACCCGCATCAAATGTCAATGACAAGCAACGTGGGCTAGTACTGCTTGATACCATACAATCATTGACCCCACTAAAATATAGGTCACTGATTATCCCATGTTCAGAGGGTACGCCAAATACGTTTGTGTTTTTTATCCTAAATTGAAATCCTTGATACAATAAATCATTAGGTATAGCTAAATCTGCTGTTGTTGCGGGAATTTCTGCTATTAATATTTCAGAATCAGGCGTATCAAATCCAGTCCTTATTAATGTACAAGGGTCGTAATTACCTTTAAAATAAGGGTAAATAGTACTATTAAAGCCTTGTGAAGATATTGCATCGTCAACTCTTAAATATCCGCCGTCATTAAATCCATCAGCCCAATACAAATCCCTTTTTAATACTGTAACCCCCGTGTCAGGGTCAGTTAGTGTAATAGGCAATAATACTATCGAAGCAATAAAGTATTGTGGCAACAACTGAAAATTAAGGCAAGCATTTTGATAAACTAAATCAGCCGTCCTATTACTTGCACTTACTCTATAAATTGAATGATTCCCATTACTGTTATATATGAAACAATAAACTTCATTTGTAACTGCAAAGCCTTTAGCACCTATGCAATAGTTATTCCCACTTGGGAGATTAAAAGGCACATACAACTCATTGCTTTGCAATTTTTTCAATGATGCAGCATTATTCCCCTCTTTTATGTCACCATACTCATTGGTAGTACTTTCGTATGAAGTAACGTTTTTTAGATACCTAGCGGTAAATTCGTCAAAATACGATGCGCTAAGGTCTGTGTTTATCTTTAGGGGCAATATCTTTTTTGTGTGTTGCATTATGCAAAATTAGTGTTTTAGGCGACTTGTTTTGGTTTTGAATATTTACCATTTAAAGCACCTAAGAAATTACCGAAAAACTGACTATCTTCCACATAGTTTTGTCGCCCCAAAATGGTAGCCATATAAATATCGTGCGCCAATACCAAATATCCAAACATCATTACCAAATCCGAAGGTTTTGTCATTTCGGGGTCAAAATCCAAGAACTGTCTAAGTAATGGAATAAAGTGTATTGTTTCGACATAATTAGGTTCATCTTTACCTACATAAAGGTAGTCCTTAGCACTTCTTATTATTGTTTCTAATAGTACGTTTTGGTGGGCGTTTCTTGTCCTTACTATAAAGTTAAAATCAGCCCCTAATTGCATCCACGGTTCGTATGTTATAAGGGTAAATGTAGGGGCTTTGACATCTTTGAAAATCATATAGTACCCTAATCCCTCTTGCAACATCATATTTGCATAAGTGGGTTCGTTTGCTTCTACTATGCTTATCTTAGAAAAGAATATTGTTTCTTTTACTAATTGTTCGTATGATTCACGGGGGTTATCTGGGCGTGCAAAGTAAACTGAAATCAATCGCTTAGATGCTATCTTTCTTTCACGGCTATCCCTGATTGGGTCGTAAATACTCATAGTTCCATAAGCACATTTAGAACCTTCGTTTATTGCTTCTGCCCATTTAACGGTATCTGCACCGCCTACGTTGTTAAATCTTTTTGGGGGCAATAAAGAACCGTTTGTATCGTACCCCCTTAATAAACTTTCGTTGAAAGTGCCTCTATAAAATTCTTCCTTATCTATCCAAAATTCGGGTTCAAATCCGTTTTGCACATCTTCTTCTGAAAGGGGAATACATCTTACTTTAGTAAACTTACCTTTGGGGCGTTTATCTTTTTTACCCATTTCCCAAGCTGCATTATCCCATATCAAACGTGCAGGTATCATTCCGTGTACCCCGTTTGCATTATCTTCTAATTCACTATCTATTTGGGCTATTATCGGTAGGGGATTGAATGTAGAACTTTCTCCACCTATTTCCCAAGCCTCTTTTTCAGTACGGGCTAACTGCCTTTTTACTGAAAGGTATCTTTTAGGGTCGGTCTTAACTTTTTCTAAGGCTTCCTCGATACTATCATTCGCCGCCACTTCGTCACATTCCCCGTACTTATCAATCAAACTAAGGAATGAATAAAGAGAAGAAACGTGGTAGCATATCAATTCACTAAGGGTTCTTTTACTCCCTCTTTTTGTGTGTAATTTACTGCCAAAGAAAATATCCCTTGCTTCTGTAACCCCCACGTCATTTTGTTCTGAAACGTACCCAAATAACCACATTTTGCCTTCGATGTCATTTTGCATCTTAACGGTGGCATTGTTTGTTTCAAATATTTCTTTTGGGTGTTGGTTACTTTTGGCAAGGGTTTTATTAAACTCATCCAAAACAACGTCTGTCATTTTAGGGCTATCAAATCCTTTAGGGTCTGTGGGGGCTACGAATATTCTTGAATTAAGTGCCTTTTCTTGCATCATTGTGTTTAATGCCGACTTATGTGAAGAAGTCCCACTAAATGATTTTGCCCCAAATATTGTATGACCTTCACTTCTTGCATCTGTTTTAGTAGAGGGTTTGAATATGTTTGGCAATCCATCAAAAGCATGATAAAAGTACATCATGTTACTTGTTATGGCAACATCTTTACTCATACTCATTACACCTACTTGTTGCCCTTTGTAAAGGGTTGTTTTGTTTAGTAGGTAACAAGAAAAAAGGAAAGTAACCCCTGTTTTTTTAGCCTTAGAAATGAAAGCCCCAAGTATATTTTCATCCTTATTAACCAAGTCTATCAAATAGAAAATATCTTGTTGGTATTTATAGAAATAACCATATTCTGCATAAACCCTAAGAAAATAATCTTTTGGCACACTATCCCCAAATGTGGCTACATACTTTTCATACCTAGCACTTTTACCATAACAACGGCAATGCTGCATAGTGAAGTAATGATGCCCCGTAATGTATTCTATTTCATTTTTGTTACGGAAGAAAACCCCGTGTTCACGCCTATATAATTCTTTCGATACTGTTTCTATGAATAGTTGGCTATCTGCTGAATTAAAAGACTTGTAAAGCCCACTTTCATCTTGTAGTGTAGCATCTGCATCTAGTTCTGTATAATTAGGGACGAAATTATAAAACACACTAGGTAACTCTAATCTTCTCCAATAGGCGTTTTCGGGCTTTTCATTGTACCATAGTATTTCATCCGTGTTTTTAGGCAACGGGGGTTTGGTATAATGATGTTCCCCAATGATTGCAGTAGTTTTATATGTTACCCCTTTTTTTAGCATTATTTATTCCTATTTATAAAGTCCTCTATTGAAGCAGTATTTTTTTGCATTGACATTTCGTTTGCAGCCCCAACGCTTACTTTTAGTTTTGCATGGTTTTGAATAAAAGACGACTTAGCTTCATTCATCATATTCATTAATTCCCTTGCGTTTTCTGCTGCTGCCATTTTGCCATCTACTATTGATTTTATCTTAGCATAAGCATCCAAATCGGTAGTGCCATCATCATTTTTAATCTTAGGTTCGGGTAAAGACATTATTGAAAGGAATTGTGACCTTAACCCCCTGTATGCAACATATTGGGCAAAGTTATCATCATTCTGTAACTTAATCCACCTATCAATACTTAGCCTTAAATTATCATTTCTTAGCTTTGCAACTTCATCATAATATACTTCGGGCAATCCTACTTTTGTAAATATCCTTCTAGCTAAGTTATCCCAAGAAATCCCCCCTGTATTAAGCATTTCACTTTCCAAAGAAAACCCGTATAAGATAAACTTAACTACCCCTACAAAAACTTCTGCAACGGGGAAATCTTCTGATAACGGTTTAAATATTTCCCACAAATACCTATTTCTAAGAAATTGCTCGAAGTAATCATCCCCCTCATCGTAAGATATAATTTCGCTGTAATTATTTATCATCCTAAAATAAGTTTATCCCGTACTTCTTTAAATTGCCAATAACAACTTCTGCTTCATCTAGTGCAGATAATTCTATTTTTAATTCAAATCCCTTTACTTCTTTTGCTATTTTTATGCAACCTTCTTTTGCTGCCTTTAAAGTATCTGCATAAAAAACAACTGCACCTATTTCTGTCATATCTGTGTTCTGTGGAACAAATATCGAAGTGCCATTTTCATCAATATGTAAACTTTTTATCTTTACAAATTCTTTGTATTTTTTTGGGAAATAAACTCTTTGCGGGTGTTCTTTAGCCCTATATGACTTTATAATTAACTGTACGCCGTACTTTGCTTTTGCTTCTACATTGGGGATGATACCATTTGCAACTTCCCAACAATAAACAGGATAATCTTTAAACATTTCACAAGCCAATGAAGTAGGGGGTTCTCCCAAACGTGCGGTCATATCTAGGTAATAGCTAAAGTCTTTTTTAGTACACCTTTCTTCACTACTATACCATCCTTTATACTCGTTATCTTTGAAAGTTTGGGACATTTTTTCATTTGCTTCACGGGTTGTTTTGGGCAACTTATCATAGTCTGTAAATACGGCACAATAAGAAGCATCTTTCACTTCGCATCCAAACAAAGTTTTAGAAGTAAATTTCCCGTCAATCGTAAACCCATCAAACCCGTACTCCAAAGCATCTTTAATGGATTCCTCGATAATAAAATCTTCATTTTCTTTATTAATACCTAAGTCTCGTTCTAAATCCATTAAAGCATCTATGCCACATTCATCATCTTGATATTTGAACGTTTCACAATCGCCACGAAAAAAGCTAGCCTTAACCCAAACATCTTTTTTCCCTTTCAACTTTTCACGAAGTTCCGTTATCCCGTGTGCTACTTCATATTTATTTACAGGCATATCTAGTTGTTCTAAGAACTTTTTTAGCTGCAACCGATATAATTCATAATCTTGTATTTTACCTGACCCAAATACAGCTTTACCTTCATTTCTTAGCCTGTTTTGCCTTGCCCCTTTATGTAAGTCTGTGAAAAAGAATAAATCTATTTCATGCTCGTAGTCATCTACATTATCTATCCTTGTTACATTAGGTATCCCCGTTCCAACTATAAAAGGTTGGCTTCTAGCAAACTCACTCTCATAGGGGGAGTAGTAAAGTACCGTACCGAAATATCTTGCAAATACTTCTACTAAATAAGTAAACCCCCCGTAATCTTCGATAAGTACAACCTTATCTTTTAAATTATATTTATCCATCATAAATTATTTATCAAATTTTCGTATTCAGCCCAATCAACACCAAGTTCTGCTGCCAAAAGTAACTCTATCCCCGTACTTTGCGTATGTTGTTTGCGGTAAGGCGCATCGTGCCTAAAACCATTTTCAATATCATCATTCATTGTCCCTATTTCTTTTGCTTTTTCACAATAAGCATCCCAATCGGTTATTTCTTTTTCGCTGACCCCATTGGCTTCGGTTGTTAGCACCTCCCATAATTCGTGCATAACAATTAATGATTCTTTCTTTTTGTCCCCCAACTCTGCAACTAATATATTTAAAACACCATTTGCATCATAGAAATAATCCCCAACATCATTGTTTCTTATTTTGCTTCTATCTACTGACTTTATATGTATCTCTAATGACATTCGCTTGTTTTAAACAGTTCATTATTAACTCGTTCAACTTCCTTGTAAATATCTTTCCTTAGTTTTGCATCGTACATCTTACAAATACGGGAATGTGGTAAATGCCTCTTTACTTCTTTTACATTATCTTCATCACTTAGTAATTCAACCCAATGATAACCGAATTTATTAAAAGAAGTCCCGCCCAATCCAACCATTTTTCTAGTGGTAAAGTATCCATATATTTTCCCATCAAAAGGAACTATATCAATATTGTAACTAGCCTTAAATTGTTTTATAACTTCTATTTTTAATGGCATTTTATTTCTTTTTACCTTTTGCTTTTTTTTGAACACTATAAGCTATTGCTACTGCTTGTTTTTGGGGTTTCCCCGCTTTTACTTCCTTCTTTACATTTTCAGAAAATGCTTTCTTACTTGTTGACTTTTTTAAAGGCATAAAATATGTTTTAAATTTGTATCCCTATAAAAACTGTTGAAAACTCCATTAGTCTTTCGAGTGCCTTTTGCGACTTACCTTCTTCGTAACCTTCATAAGTAAGTGTGTCATATTCTTTGCCTTCGTTATCTATTACATTTAAGTGTAAACACCTTATTTCTGAATTATTCCTTATTACGCTTTTTACTATTTGTGGCATAATTGTTTATTTTTTATTTACTATACCCTGTTGCTTCTGCTTTCTTTTCATCAGTAGGGGCTAGCTTTCTCAATCCAACACCAGCCTCAACCTGTGAAATAACACCTTTGTCAATAGGTCTTAGATTTCCGTTACTATCTTTATCAAACCATTCACTAACATTTTCCATAATAGGTACAGATAAGGCACTAAGCGCAATTTCAGACGGATGCAAGATACTCTTATATGGCAATCTTTCTGAAACTTCATTTACATCAGACCAAAATGTATTTGATGCTGAATCCAACGCCCCTTTAAGTTTCTTTTTACCTGTCTTACCTGCATAATCATGTTCAAAGGTATATACTTGCATAGAATTAACCAATAATGCAACTGAAAGAAATTCGGGTAAGTGATTTAATACTGAACTACCAAACTTGCCAAACCTATGACCATCTATTTCCCATTGACCAAACTCTAACGGTGTTCCATCTTCGCCGTAAACAACTCGTTTTTTGCCATCTTCATATTGACCACCATATCTTAATTTACCATTAGCATACATCGCTCCTGCCGTTAAAAATAACGCTGCCCCAAACAATCCCCTAGACATAATTTTATTTATGTATGCTTTTTTAGCTTCGGGAATATTGTCTGCTGCCGATTTGAACTTGTCCCAAACATCATTATACTCTTTCCCTTCTTTCTCATTCAGGTTCATTTGTTTACCTACTTCCCTAAAATAGCTTACCCACCCTTCTGCCCCTAATGTTGATACATCTATACCATGCTTAACTATATTAACTCCAATTTTAGCTGCTGGTAAAGCAAATTTAAGGAATCCTGAAATAATACGTTTTACACGACTATTTTGCGGCTTAGACCATCCTTCTTTTAATTCATTTACCGCCTCTACTAATTGCGTTTTGTCATTAAACTTACCTGAATTATATTCTACATAAGCCTTATTTAAAGCCCTTTGTCTTGTTACTCCATCTAAATCTTCTCCACGATTTTGATAGTCCTCTAAATACTTATTATAGCTTTCAATTAACGCTCTCCTAGATGAAGGTGCTTTTAATGCTCCGTGTGTTCTATTCAGGGAACTAAGATAATAGTGTGCCTTATCCGCTCCGTTTACGTCAACAGAACCTATTCTTATATTCCCACCCATCATTTCATCAAATTCAGTAGAACCAAATCGTGCTAATTCAATCATATCTATTCCTACATTACCGTGAATAAAACGATATATATTAGCACTTGCGTTTTCTAATTCTGCTTTTTTGTAATTAAATATTGCATCTTGATATTCTTTTGATGCCTTATACTTACTATATTCATCAGAGTATTTGCCATATTTAGACTTAATAGCATCTAAATTATCTGAAACCTTTTTAGTGTTTTTTATAGCATCTTCAAAAACAGCCTTTTTGCTATCAGCAAACTTAATGGCTTCTTTATCTGACTTAAATTCTATTAGCCCCTTAAACCCTTTGCCTGTTTGAGAAATAGATGTCCTTTCTGATTTCATGCCCGGCAAGAATTTAATTGGATAACCAAATATTCTAGTAACAATAAGTGGGTCAACTATCAATTTGCTTAATCCTGAAATACCTACACGACCTTCTGTCTTTAACCCGCCCGTCAAAAATGTGTTCCTCCACTTTATAAACTTTTGCCATCCTGTTTCATTCTCTAATTCTGCCTTTCTAGTTAAAAATTTAAGACGACCCTTTATCTTTGTTTTCTCTATTTGAGAATTAGTCAATAAATTATCTTTCTTATAACTATAAGGGGTTGTTGGTATATCTGTATAGTTTCCAGATTTTATTTTTCTTTGAGTATTCTTTATTTCATTATCATATTGCTTTTGAAGCCTTTTTTTAGAAATAGCATCTGCACTTTTTTGCCAATTATCTTCCAAATTAAGCCTTATCTCTTTCAGTTTTTTAGCCAAAGATTTATCGCCTACACTATTTTCTAGTTTTTGAATAATGCCATGCGCTTTTTTTGCCGCTTCCCCTAAATCTTGTCCATTATCAATAAGGCTATTATGCAATAACCCCAACTCTCTATTTAGATTGTTAAGTAGCATTACATTTTCAAAATCTCCTTTTTCTGCACTTTCAAGTGCTTCATGGGTAATGTCCCCTTGAAACTTATTTAAGTCGTCCGAAATACTGCCAATAACAGCCCTTTTAGCATCCACACTATCTTTATCCCCACGCTCACGCTTTAATCCCCTATCAATGTATGATTGGTTTAAATCTTCCCTTGCTTTATTAAGTTCTTCTATTGAAGCCGACTTTTGTTTTATCTCTTTCCTGAAAATAGTTCCTTCATTATTGACGTGTTCAATTTCATCATTTATGGCATCTAACTTTTCTTGCCTACGTTGTTTTTCCGCATCCTGCTTCTCTTTTATTTTATCTAAATCAGGCGCAACCTTATCTAACAAATCCTGCTTTGCTTGCTTTATTTCACGAAGTGTTTTAGTTCGTTCAGAATCTTCTACACTTGCTGTTTTATTATCAATCTTTCTTTGACCTGCATTTATTTGGTCATTAAGGGAACTAATCTCATTTACCAACGATTGGTTGCGTTTCTTTAATTCCTTTTCATTTGCCCATTGGTCTATTGGTAGTGGGATATACTTATTTTCTAAATCCAACAAAGATTTTTCAACTTCTTTTAACCTGCTTAATTCAACATCATCCAATGGCTTTTTTTGTTCTTCTAATGCTCTTTTCTTTGCAAGTATTTCATTCCTTATTTTCTCAATTGATTTTTTAACCGCATCCTTTGCTGCCTTTAATCGGTCGTAAGGTTGTTTCCTGTCGCTTTCTTCTATTTCTCTTTCTGCTTGCCTGCGCTCTTTAGTCAAATCGGACAATCTATTATCTAACCCTTTTTCGTATTCTGATTTTATTAATGATTTTTTTGTTTCATCCGTTTCCTCGTGCCATTCAACACCTTTCTCTAGTGCCGAAACCTTTAACTCTTTTGATGCAATACGTTTTACTTCTTTTCTTTTTGAAGTAACGTCACTGTCTAGTTTACTCTTTTTTTCTTTAGCAAATTCACCATCACCCAAATACGCTTCGTTCAGTTGTTGGCGTGTCAAAGAAGGTAACTCCTTTTTCAATTCATTGTAAGCATCGGACATGACTTTATCGCCATTAGTCCTGCCATCATGTATTATATCTTCTACATAGTCTTTAATCAATCCACTATCAACCATTTCTTTTGTAATGGTATCTGCGTTTAAAGTTTCTTTAATCGCTTGCAATTTCTTTAATGTTTCTTCTTTCGATGGAAGTTGCGTTTTAGATATTGCACTATTAATCAACTTCATAAAATCAGCTTCATCAAAATTCTCTTTGAAGTCTTTTTTATATGAATCTATTTTGTCTTTTATAAGTTTAGCCAATTCTTCGCCCTTATCTAATCCATCTGCAATGTGTTCTAACATATCCGCCAAATGTTCTTTGACGTTAAATCCACTTACTCCTGCCTTATAAGCATCGGGGGCAGCCGACTTACCTAACCCTAGTTTATCTAAAGTTTCACTTTCCCTAACCTTCTTTGCGAAATCCCTTATACTATCAGTTTTCTTTTTGTTTGCAATCGACTTCTTTTCTGCCGTACCCTCTTTCTTTCCTTTCTCAAATGCTTCTTTTATTTTTTGTTGCACTTCTTTGTCAGAAAGTTCCGTAATTTCAGTTTTATCTTTTGCAATACGTTCATCTAATTGCTTTTGCAATTTCTCCATTTCTTTTACATACGGTTCTATCCTTTTTGCATTGTACTTTGATATTTTCTTATCTTTAATTAATTGCTCTAAATCTGAACTAGATTTTGGTATATCAAAACCAAACATACCACTTTGGATAACTCTGTAAATATCTACTTGCCCCTTTTCATCTTTACTGAAAATACCACCAAACAGTCCTAGTGTTCTACCTGCCTTACTGCCCAATGTATTTAGTACTTCTAATGTATCATCTTGCTGTTGCAGTAAATCAGCCATTATTGCTGCCGCATCCGTAATCTCTTTATCCGTTTCGTGCTTACCGTCTTTTATTGAATCTATTTGTTCGTCTAAATTCATCAAGTGTAATGCCGCCGTAACAACCTTATGTTCATTAAAAGCTAAAGTACCTTCTTTTAAGTCTTTATACATTTGGTCAACTTCACTACGAGCAACATCATTAATAGTATTACCTCGCCTACTTGCCGTATCTGCAAGGCTACTTAATGTTTGCTTTGCTAATTCACCCCACCCTATCTTAATCTTTGCAAACTTTTTACCATACTTTTCAAAAACGCTCGCTTTGTCTATTCGTGTTCCACGTCCGTCTGCATTTCCTGTTTCTTTGTTGTCAGTGTCATTAGTAGGAGGTACACCACCTTCACTAGATGATGTACCGTCCCCACCAATTACATTGCTTTCTTCATCGCCTTCTTGGCTACCTTTTTGGCTATCGCCTTTTTGGCGACCTTTTTTACCTCTTTCTTTGCTGCTGCTTTCATCTGTTGATGTTTTTGTTGTTGTGCTGCCGATATTGGCATTATATTCTGTTGGGGTTTGTTCCCCTACTGTTTCTTCTTTCGGCTCAACGTTAATATTGCCGCTTTTTTCTGTAAATCCGTTAGTGGCTGCGTACTGTTCCCAATATTCTTTTTCAAGCTGTTCGATTGTATCAAACTGTTGTTCTGCAAGTTTTTGTTGCCCTTCTGTGAGTTTTCTAAATTCATTTTCTATCGCTTTTGTGGCTATCTCATTGTTTAATGGAAGCCCTGTTAATTTTTCAAATTTGTCTTTTGCACTTTGTGCAACGCTATTTTCTGATTCTTTTAATGCGCTACTTTCGCCTTTAGGGAATTTGGTAATAAAGTCAACAATATCTTGTGGGGTTATTTCAGTTCCATAATGGTCGGACATTTCTTTTGCAACCTCGTCTATACTTCTTGCTTCTTCGCCTTTTTTGCCTTTAAAATAACTATTTATAATGTCGGAATCAATATTATTCCTATCCCCAAAACTTTTAAAGCTATCTTGAGATATTTTACCAAGACCATATTCTGCTATTTGTCTTTCTTTCGTGTCAATAACTTCCCCTTCGGGCTGTTGCCTAATATAAGTTTCTGCAATTTCTAGTGGATTATTTGAATTGTCAATTACATATTGGTCTGCTTCTTTCTCGTCTTTAAAAGAAATCCCTTTAGGTTCTTTTGAAACTTCTCCCACATTAAAATTATAATTATCTGCCGCCTCGTTTATAACCTTTTTAGATGTTTTTTTACTTACTTCTTTACCCGTATTAATATCAACCACTTTGGCAAACCCGTTCTCGTCATAAACTAATTTATTTCTGCCACTTTTTGAAATATACTCTTTTGGTTCTGCAACTTGGCTCTTTTCTTCACTAGGTACAGATAATTCTTCTTTAGTAGGGGTAGGGGCTTTTTCGGGTACTTCAAGCATACCTTCGGGTATATCTTCTGATTGACTAAATCCTAGTTTATCTTGTGCTTCACTTCTAGGTATTAA